GCTGCTTTGACACTCATTGCTTGGGCGTTGGGTATATAGGCAGCGCGCACCAGTCCTGTTTGAAAAGGTTGAGCGTTGGAGTAGATATCCACTTTGAGAGTGCCACGAAAAGCGACAAAACCCATAAGCTTCTCAAGATACATTGTATTGGTTGTATATGCTTCAGGAAAATTGTAGGTTGCGAGAGAATCGTTCTGGAGATTTGAAATTTGGTATTTGAAGGTGCCAAGTTTCACCGGTCGAGCAAGAAAGTTTTCTATCTCGTGGGTTCTTGTTTCTAGGATTGTTTCCCGCAATTCTTCCTGTTGTAGAGGTAGAGGGTCAGTGAGGGTGGAAATGCCTGTCTCGAGACTGGCATCCACAAATTGGATTGTTTCTTGTGTGGTGACATTGTTGTCGGGGTTTGGGTTGGTTGTTTGTTGATTATCCATAGAGTTTGATTGTGCAATCAGGATGACCGGTTTACGCCACGCGCCTTGCGTCTTATGGGCGCCACTGAGGGAGGTTAGACTGCTGTTGTTACGACAGCGATTCCTTCGAACAGTCCGAGAGCTGGCTCGATCAGACAACGAATTTATCGCTGAAGCCGTCTTTGGCAGGCTGGATACTTCACAGTATGCCTGCGCCACAAAATCGATTCCGTAGTAGTTGGACTCCAACGTCTGGTGGTGAGCATCCTTGAATGGTGGAATCACGAACTCAATGTCGTGCTCCGCGAGCAAGGGATCAAACGCTCGCTTGAATTTGTCGTAGAAGTCCTTTCCGTGTAGTGAAGCCTCGCCGATCGCGACCTTCAAATTGTCCAGTGTCTGGGACCAGATGTCCCGGGGATTGCGAACCCAATTGACCATCTCGTAGATCACGTCTGGTCGCAAGGGAGCGACATGGCGCTGAACAATCTCGTCGAACCGAAACTTACGCTTCAGAAACTCAACCTCACTAAGCGAACGTGTCAAGTTCACCGTAGCAGATTTTGTCTCGTCCGTGTAAGTGATGTCGTAGTCTGCGAGGACTTGCGTTATCGTTTCCTGGTTGAACCACCCCGTCACGCGATCAGAG